TTCTTTGGCACCGGAAATAAATACCTCGCGCACAGTCAAGGTTGTAGGGTCAAGGCCAGCTGTGACCGTATAGTCGGTTCCGGAGAACGACATTGTTTCTGAAATCGCGTGGCGACGGTTTGGCAGGCGGCGACGGGCGGTTTCCATATCAGCCTCCGACAAACGATTTAAAAACAACAAATGCGATTACGGCGATGCTGGTGATAATTCCGATGATAAAACCAAAAATCAAATCGTTCATGACGCACCTTTTTTCCTGAGTTCGACAGGCTCTGGTCCGGAGCCGTATGGGTTGATGACCGGGTGTACGGTGATAAAGCCATCGGCTTCGATGTCCCTGGCTTCGGCGCAATAGCTGCACAGGTCTTTTTCAACCCGGTAACAAGGCCCGCGTTTGCCGATACAGGCATTGTGATCATGGCAGCCGCAGACGCGGCAGGATGGTTGATTTTTCATTACGCCACCTCATCCAGTTCGGTTTCAAAAGGCGTGATGACAAAGTCTTCGCCTTCAGAGCCAATTTTTATGCCTTCGACGGATCCGGCAATTTCCGGTTCGGCCAATAGGGCTTCTTTGTTTACTTCTTCTTTGATGCGGATAAACCGTTTCAGTTTTAAAGATTTGAGGCGTTCGATCACGGCACCAACGCCGCGCACCGTGGCTTTCGGCGGTCGGCTGCGCCAGTTCACTTCTCCGGCGGGAAATTTGTGTGTCTTGATCTTGCCACCCTTGGTCAGGTCATTGCGGTTGGCTTCACAAAAGGTTTGCACGCCTTTGGTCCGTTCCTCGATTTCGGTTTTGAACGGTGCCGCCTGTTCTTCATAGTCTGCTTTGATCTCGGCCATTTGATCATTCATGGCTGCCTGAATGCGGTCCCGTTCACGCTGGGCCATGCCGATCTTTTGAATAAAGTCGTTCGCCTCAGTCATGGTTTGCGGTACAGGATACGCGGCTGCTTTTGATTTCAGCCTTGATTTTTTAGCCATCAGAATGATCTCCTTGAAGGGTTTGAAGAAAAGAAAACAGTTTTCCACCACCGCCATTGTTGGCGTAACGGCCACAATAATCCGCGCCGTTTCATGGATGGTCTCCGGAGTAGACCGGATTTGATGAACAACATTCCTGGCAAATATAGTGGTTCGAATTTCGGGCCTCAAAATACCCGGCGCATTTTCGGCACAGGCGCGTGATTGTTTTTTTATAATTGACCTGTTTTTTAGTGGTACCGGCTAACCAGTCTTTGCCGCTTTCAACAAGCCGGGCTTCATCATTGCCGTTGATTTCGAGGATCGACCAGCTTCCGTTTGAAGAGACCAGCAATTCCATTGTCAGGCCATTCTGGTTTTTCCCGTTTGATTTTGGCTTTTCCCGGTAAAGCTCAAAAAGATTTTTGCGCATGCACGTGGCAGCGCCGGTGGCCACAAAACCCGCCTTGCTTTTTGATTTTTTTATGTTTGCCTGTTGCGCCTGTTTTAAAGCAAATTCAAAATCATTGTCGTTGGCAAAGATCGGATAATTTTTGATTTGATTGCGGATGATTTGAACATCAGCGGCTATTTTCTGATCTTTTCCGATCAGATCATTGATGACAGCTATGGCGTGGTGAACTGTTTTATGATCACGGTTTCCAAACCGTCTGCCAATTTCGGCCAACGATTGTGGCGTCATTTCACGGGCCAGAAACATGGCCATTTGTCTGGGCCGGATGATGTGTTTTTTGCGCGATTTACTTTCAAGTTTTGAAACCGCGATATTAAACCTGAAACCGACATGCTGTTTAATGGTGCGGATGCTGGGCGCGGTCATGCTGCGTCTCCTCCGGTTGGTGAAAATGAAGAATGTGAATATCCGGGTTTTGCCGCTTTTTTGATGCGGTCGGCCAGATTGACGATTTTAAGATCAGCCGGGATCAGTGAATTTTCCAAGGCGCGGGCATCACTAACAGCGGCGTCAAGAATGGCGCAAATTCCCTGCGTGGTTTCCGGCTCCATTTGGACAGCGGTATCGGTGAATGTGTTGAGCCAGTCGTGAAGTTGTTGAAGATTTTCGCTAAGCATGATTTCCTCCAATTCGGCTGTGGGGACATTGACGGCAAGCCAGACTCATTTGTGCCCGGAATGCCGATGCGCGGTTACGCGCGCGGGCGTGGTCCTGGTGTTCGAGGCAGGTTTCAAGGGCAATTTCGCTACCGATGCCGGGACAGATCACGGTATCGGCCATTAAAGTGGCTTTAACCCGTTCTTCAACGGACGTTAAATCGCCCGGATATGTGTTTTTTAAAACCTGATTGACCAGCGCGCCGGATCGTTTAATGCGGTCCGCGACAGCACGCTGGCTTGTCAGATCACAGGCCTTGGCCAAAACCATCACCCAGTCCGGGACGTTTCCGTTCCAAGCGACATTGACGGCGGCGACGTTATCAGGTGCGGTCATGAGCCGTCTCCCTGTTCCGGTTTCGGCCAGACGACGGTGTTTGAGTTGGGATCAAAAACCTGTTTGATGCGCTGAATTTGTGGTGGCTTTGGTCCGGGATCACGTGATCGTACAAACCGGTACCGTGCGCGGCCGCCTTTATTACCCAGCGTTGCTTTCAGGGCGACGCCGACGAAACCGGCACGTTCCAGATAGCGCAAATATGTCTTTGCTGTTTCTTCTGTGACGATGGCTTTTTCTGTTGAGGCGCTGAGCGCCAGTTCGGCAGCTGTAAAACTGCCCATGATTTTCATGGTGCGCCACATGGCTTCGGTGCCGAGTCCTTGGGTTACTTCGCGGCCATTGCGGCTTATCCTTGGCGCTTCGGAACCGGGATCGTTTTCAAGTTTATAATGGCTTGCCGCGCCCGGTTTTTCCGGCTTTGATTTCGACAGTATTCCGCCCAGCACCAGACTTTTTACATAGGTGCGGATGGTGTCGCGCGGGATTTCAGCTTTCGTGGCTGTCCAGATTTCAGACAATGTGAACCGGGTCTGGCTCCGGCTTAAAGATCGGATCGCCGTCCAGATGACCTGTCGACCTTGTGGCCAACGTGCCGATGCAATCTCGTTTGCCGGTTTACGGGCCATCACGCCGCCTCCAGAACTTTGAGATCGATTTCAGAAAGATCGCGGGTGTTTGCCACTTCGCGGAGGTCATAAAGCCGGGTCACCGCCCGGCGGGCAGAACCGTTGGTGGATTTGCGTAGTTTTTCAATCACATCTTGCGGCACCGTCACGCCTGGCATAATAATCCGGGCCAAAACGGCAATGTCCGCACCGCTGATCGGGGCTGCGTTGGATGATTTCAAGACCCGGCTGTCAACCCGTTCCCACATTTTAAGGGCGTTCGGCATGTTTTCTTCACCGATTAAAATGATCGATGCGCCCGCCGGGGCGCAGTGTTTGTAAATATCACGAACCATCTCGATCATGCTACGTCTGATCAGATAATCAGCCTCGTCAATGATCAGGGCGCGGCGCGGGTTGTCGGCAAAATAGTCGCCGATTTCTGCCACGGCCTGATATATTTTTTTATTGAGCTTCGTTCTTGGGCTGAGCAATCCGATCTCAACCATCAAGGCCTCGCAAAAAGCCGTTTGCGTCCAGGTAAAACCACATTCCACATAGTGGGCGCGGTGTTTGTTGATGGCGTAGGTCGCAGCAAACGTTTTACCTCGCCCGGCGCGGCCGTAAAACACACCAAAACCCGGCAATCCGGGCGGTCGGGATAGCAACGCTTCCAGCAATTCCGTGAACCTGACCACATTGCTCAAAGGTGCGATGGTATTGACGGTGGAAAATTGTTCGGTCATATTATCTCCTCTACTGTTGATGAAACCCGCCATTGGTTTGCTGCCCGGCGGGTTTCGTTTTGCCGGTTATCCGGCGTTTTCAAACACGTCTCCAAATTCATCGAAAATGGTTTTCTGGGCGCGGTATTCAGCCGTTGTACGGTAGCGTTCCAGCCATTTGCGGTCATCGTCGGCAACCGCTTGTCCCGCTGAAACTTGCTCGTCAATTTTTCGGGCCCGATGGAAACGATCACGTTTCTGTTCGTCTTCGGATTTTTCCGGCCGGTATGCCGCCAAATCGGCCACGACCTCGGCTTCGATGTCGCGCTGTTGCGGTGTCATCGGCACCGGTTTTTCTTCCGGTCCGGTCATGATCGAAGGTGTTGCAATCGGGGTCATTTGTACGATCTTGGCTTCAGGCAATACGTTCTGATCCGGGACCGGGATTTGACTGGCGACTTCGGCGGCCGTCATTTTGCGCTGCGCCTCAAGTTGAGCGCGGATGGCTTTGCGGTTTTGGTTTCTGGCTCTGGAATGTTCGCGCGCGGCACCGGCATCGTTGAAACCGGTGGCTTCAATAATATCGGCAAAACCAAGGTAGCTACCGTCAAGTCGGTAAACATGAATGCCGCTTGTCAAGTTTTGCGGATCAAATCGAACAACAAGTTTTTGCCCGATGTGGTTCTGCAGAAAATCAGCCCAGAACCGGTTGCCCAGTAATTTCAGGGCACCGTCGCGGGTGGCAGCGCGGACGCCTTCTGCCGCCAGCAACCACAATCTGCGCTGTTCTTCGGTGGCCTTTTTTATCGGGGCCTGGACGTAGCTTTGCTCGAACGTTTCAGCAAATGACCGACCCCGGCACACCGGTGCCAGCCGTCCGGTGCGGTTGTTGTGTTCGGTAATTCCGGCCTCGACCACCTTGATGAATTCTTCAACCGGGATGGCTTTTGATCCGTAGTTTTCCGGTTTATTTAAAGGCGTATTGCCGGTCCATGCTCCGGCCAATGCCGGGTGTTTGGCAATGTTGTCGCAGAAATCCCGGAACCCGCGCTCGATCGGTTTTGATTGCCCGCTGTAGGGTGTGGTCCAGTGGATGTCGATGCCGAGCTGGGTCAGAATACCGATCGGTTCATCGGCTTTCAGTTTAAAACGGTAGCGGTTTTCTGTGCCGCCGGTGAGCCATTTGGATGCGAAGTTGCGACCATTATCCAGATAGGCAATGCTTGGAATTCCATACATTTCCACCATGTCGCCAAAGGCAAGCCGGAAAGCCTCTTTATTTTCCGTTTTATCAACACGCCAGCTTAAAAACAGACCGGAATAAACGTCCTGAATAGCCGTCATGCAGGGCCGGTTGATTTCACCGTCCGGCCATTTGACCCACACATCCCAGCGGTGACCATCAGCGTTGATGGCTTCAAGAGCATGAAAAACAGAGCGATCACGCTCTTGTGGCGGAAACATTTGCTTCAAAGCCTCAAGGCCATGGCGCGCCAGCACCTGAACCGGTTTCGGCACCTCGGCTTTTATGCGTCGTTCCAGCGTGCGGCTGGCTGGTATCGACCAGTTACTTTCGGTGGCGGCAGCCTCAAGCCGTCTAAAACAACTCTCAAAAGTCGGACGTTCGGCGCGGAGATAATCAGATCGCAGCATGTCCCACGCATTTGGATCGCATTGTTTGGATTTTGTGCGGCCGGAATGGCGAGGTGCTAAATACGGCAGCCAATCCACACGGTCGATACCTTCAACCAGCTTTAGCCAATTATAAATCGAGCTTGTGCCAATTTGATTTTGTGAAGCAACAATATTGACGGCGAGATCGACTTTATTGCCGCCTCGCTTTAGTGTCACCACAGCTTCAATAATTTTCAGCCGCTCATTTGCCTTGTTTTTGCGTTTATCGGAAAGTGTTTCGTAAAAAGCCCAGGCATCGTTCTTTGCCAAAAATTCACGCGTTGGCTTTTTACATGGTTTTTCTGATGTTGATTTATGGACCAACTCGGCCTGAACCAAGGCTGGCAACAATGAATAATGATACTCAAAACCGCCGCCACGCGTTCCGCGACGATGTCTTGCTAATAATTCACCGGCTGCATTTCTTCGCGATTGCCAAATTTCACGCTTGGCTTTGATTTGAATTGCACGCTCGGTTGTTGGTAAACCGGGATAACCAAGATCGGCTAATTCAGCGGGGGTGAACCATTCGATCATTTTCCGGCCCTCCTTGCTTCGCGGCGAAGGCCATCATAAATTTTATTCAGTTCATCTTTCTTCTCTGCGGCTTTCCCAACATCAACCCACTTCAGATAACGGTCATCAACTATGGAATGTTTGAAAATTTCAGCACCGATCTGCAACGGCCTGACATCATCGGTTGCATGAACCAGGGCCAATAATCTGACATATGAAATTGTGTGTTCTTCTCCGGTTTCAGAGGCATACCGGTTGAGCATGTTTTTTGTGATGGTTTCATCAAGAAAGTCTGACATTTCTTCAGCGATTTGATCTCGCGATTTATCAGAATTTTTTAAGGTGGTGCTCACAGCCCTTGCAATACGACCGCGAAGAGTTGCTGTTCTGACGTCGCGATCATCAAATCTGTCAACTATCTCCGGCGGTTCCCAATCGAAAATATCAAGAGTTTTTTTGTCACCGCGCTGCTTTGTCATTCTCCGTCTCCTTCAACGTCAAGAGACAGGGTTACTTTTTGATCTTTTAAATATTCAAGGAATTTTTTGCGGGTTTTCCCGCCAGCGCGGTTCCATGCGTCCATCAATTTGTGCAGTTGTTTTTCTTCTCTGCTTTCTGTTGGCAGAGCATGTCCATCAATAATTTTGATCGCGGCCTTAACCGAAGATGCCGGTTTGTCCGGATCAAAAAGCAGATCGATGATGCGGGACTGTTTTTCCGTTGGGACTTTGGTCAGATTATATAGCTCACCTTCTTTTTCTGCGATGGGTGTGCCGACAAGACGCTGGCGAATGTTTTGTTCCAAATGACCAATCCTGCATGCACGTTCGACAGAACGGCGGCCAAGACCAATTTTTTCAGCGGTGGCTAATGAAAACGAAAACATTTCGTTTTCATTTCGATGTCCACCAACTCCACCTTGTGCGCCATGCTTGGTTTCTGGAAAAAGAGTTTCATACAGCGATTTCCTCTGAAACAGGAAAACACCTCGCTCAAGCGGGTTTAAATCACGTTTTAACAACGTTTCATCGATTTCGAATAATCGGATATTCGTTTCCGGATTTTCTTTTCCGGGGTCCCAGACCTCAGCGCGGATTGTTTCTTCGTCAATCGCCGACATCGCGGCCAAGCGGTGCATACCACCAAGTAATCGGTATTGATTATCAGCCATCTTTGCCACTGATATCGGCTGTAGCTGCCCGCGCTCAAAAATGTCACCGGCCAAAGCCTCGACCGTAGCGGGATCGGCCTCGCGCAAACGCCGTCCCGGATCAATTTTATGGATAGGAATATCTTCTGTTCCAATAATGTTCACGCGGCTTCACCTTTTTGACAGTGACGAACTGATATTTTTTTAGTAATGTTCTTGGAACGTGAAGATCTAGTGACAATCCGGGTGTCGGATTTATCGTATCGGGAAGGCCATATTTTATGGAGAGGGATGTTAAGGAATTTGGAAACAATCTGATCGGCAGCCGGTACACAATTAAAAATTATGGACATCCGCACTGCACTTTCAGAAAGACCGGCCTCAATCGATAACCGCGTCAAAGTGATTCCACGTTTTCGGATCGCGCACTTAATATCTTCGGGGTGCATATCTTTTTGTTTTTGCAT